GATTCGCCGCGCAGCTGCTTGTACTCGTCGCGCGCCTGGTCAAGCACCGCCTTGGCCTCGGCCTCCTTGTCGTCCTGGCGCTTGGTCTTCAGCCATTGGTTGCCGGCCATCAGGCCCAGCGCAAGCAGCGGAAACATGGCGCCCCCTTACTTCGACAAGATGCCGAATTCGTTACCGGCAGACCGGCCGGCCGTGTTGCCCTTGCTTTGGGATCTCGCGCCGCTCCTGCTGTGGCTGCCCCCGGCCGTGGTCGATTGCCCCCGGCTGCCGCCGGCCGTGTTGCCGTAACTGCTGCCCGTGGCCAATGACTGCCCCGTGCTGCCGCCCACCGTGTTGCCGTAACTGGTGTTTTGCGACGACCCCAGCACGGTCGGCCCGCCCACGATGCCGGCCGCCGTGGTCAGCGGCGCGTAATTCATGCCCTGCATTTGCGGCGCCAGGTTCAATGCATTGGCCCGCCGCTGCTCGTCCACACCGTACTGCTGCGCGTACATCTGCCCCGTCATGTTCTGGATGCCCTGCTGCGCCAGGCCGGCCGCCTCGCCCCTGGCCAGCGCGTCCCTGCTGGTGCCGTAGGCGCCTGCGCCCACGCCGGCCTCGGTCAGGCCTGGGATAACCTGGCGCTTGAACCCTTGCGTCGCCTGGTCAATCGCGCCCTGCACGTTCTGGCTGAAGTACGGGTTGCCGCCCGGCTGAAGGCTTTGCTCCCACGCGGCACGCGCGCTGCTGTTGACCCCGGCCGCGTCCCGCGCCGGCTGCCCCTGGCCCGCCGCCAGGTTGCCGGCCTGGCCATAAATGCTCTGCAACGTGCCGGCCTGCGGGCCCCAGACGTTTTGTGACGTGGTTCCCTGCGCACCAGTAACGCCCTGATTGAACGAATCGGTGGACGAGGTGGCGTTGTTGACCGACCCGCTCTCGCCCTCGTTCCATGCGCTATTGCTTGACTGCGCGTTGTTCCAGGCGTTGCTGATCGAATTCGCTACCGAATTAGAAAAATTGGTGCCCGTGCTGCTGCTGTGGTCGTCCTTCACGCTACCCATGGCGCCCACCTTTAAGGTTATCCATCACGATGATTTCGCCCACATGCCGCGCCCCCAAGGGCAGCAGCAGCCGGCGCCAGCCAGGCCGCCCGACCACCAGCACCCGGTCACACCCTTCGGCGATCGCCAGATCTCGCAGCGCCCGGTACAGCGGACCCACCCACTCATGCGCACCGCGCCCGCCCGCGCCAATAAGCCCAAGGTAGCTCTTGCCGGACTGCGCCGACACAGAGATGGCGACCACCGCACAGGCCCGGATCTCCGCCAGGCCCGAATCGCGCGCCACCACGCCGGGCGATGTCATCAGCAGCAGCAAATACTCCCGGTCCTGTAGCCGCTCATAAACCGTGTCTAGGCTCATCTCGTGCTGTTGCGTGCTGGCCAGCGCCGCCTCGATCCAGTCCCGGCACGCCGGCCAGGCCGCATCGATCAGCCCCGGCGGCACGATGGCAACCTGCGGCTCAGGCGCCGTCCGCGTCACAGTGTCTGTATCCGCTTCCACGCTCCCGCCTCCCGCAAGTAAAGCCCCTCGGTCGCACCGAACACACCCGCCATGCCGTACAGGATCAGCCCGTCCTGAACCTTGGTCAGCGGATCAAGCGTTACGTCCGTTGGCGTACACAGCAGCGCGATCACCTCGGGTTGCCTCATGAACGTTTCCAGCCGCGCAAACTGCCGCGCCGCCCATGCCGTAATGTCCTCCGGCCTCGGGCTGACGGGTGCCACCTCAGCGAAGAACAACGGCGAATCGACGCCTGAGCTGACCAGCGTCATTGCCGGGCCCTTTCCTCGTACTCCACCGTGAACCCGCTGCAGCTCCACTTGGAGCCCGGCGCACCGCCGATGCGCAGCGACAGGAAGCGGCCCACCCGCAGGCAGTCAACATGCCGCGTCTGCCCCATCACCCACGGCCGCGGGGGCTCCCACGTCACCGAATCTGCCGCGCTGATCTGCGAGCCCACCTGCACCTCAAGCGCCGCACCATTGAAGCCGTCCAGCCGCGGAATGATCCGGTTGACCAGCTTGACCGTTGACGGGTCGCCCAAGGGCAGAGACAGCCGCTCAAGCCGCCCGTCAACGGGTTGCCCGGCCTGGTCGTTGTCGCCCTCGTCCAGCAGAAAGGCTTTGACCAGGCTGGTGGACACCCCCACCGCCCGCGCCTGGAATCCGCCAGGCGGCGCCGCATCCCACGGCGTCGCATCCGTCGCCCACGTGCCGGCGTCATTGGCCCATGTGGTCACGATTGACACATCAGGCGCGAACGTCGCAAACGAATGCGCCAGCATCGGCTGGTCTCGCAGGCTCCACTTGTCGCGCTCGTGGTTCCACACATAGGCGAGATTGCAGCCCACCTCCTGCCCCACCGCGAAATTGAACACCACCTCGCCGCTGCCCGGCACCGCGTATACGTGGCTCATCTGAAGGCCCAGCTCTGACAGCTGACTGAAGATGGTCTCTTTAACGCGCCCCTCGCCGATGCTGCGCATGCTGGTGCCATCCGTTATAACAATGTCACCCGGCGCCAGCACCACGTGCGACCCGCGCACCTCTGCAACCGCGTTGCAGCTGGCCGCGCCGACTTCGGCCGACAGCTTGCGCGCCTGGTAAATGTACGGCCGGCCCGTGTAGGTAATCGCCCAGCAGCCCGTGTGCCGATACACCATCAGCTGCGACCCCAGGCCCTGCATCACCCTGATCGGCCCGCCTCCGGTGGAAAGCACAATGTCACCGGCCTGGTTGACCGCAGTCGGAACCCACGTTGCCGGCAGCGCGCCGGCCGGCGCCGCGTCCGACCAGGCCAGCCGCTCCAGCATTTCGGTCGGGCTCGCCAGGCTGCCGCAGAAAATGTGACTGCCGAACGGCGCCAGCACCCGCCCCTGCGTGCCCGGCAGGAAGCCCGGCAGCGGCTTGACCGCCCCAGGCACAAGCGTACCGTCCCAATACCACGGCGCGCGGCCCGGTTGATTGAACACCGCGTATCCATTGAACAGGCCGCCCGTCATCAGCCCGGTGGACCAGTCGGCCCACGTGCCCCCGAACGGCGTCACGTTGTAATGGTTCACCCCGTCCGTCACCACCACCCCGAAGGCCGTGCAGTACAGCATGTAAATGATGCCGTTGCTGACCACCGCGATAGCCCACTTGGGCGCGCCGCTCAATGGGGCGCAGTAATTCGTTTCACCGGCCGCCAGCTCCATGGCCGCCGCCCGGTTGCGCATGTTGGCCATGCCCGTCCAGGCGTCGCCCACCGTGAAGGCCGCGCCGTCCTGTATCAGGTCCAGCGGCGCAAACCCAGCCTGCGCGCGGTTGGCTTTCATGTGAGGGTCAACGTCGCAGACCGCAACACCCCGTCACTGCCGCGCAGGCTCACCCGTACCTGCGTATCACTGACCCGCGACCACCCCATCTCGGCGTTGATCATGTTGCCCACCGTGGGCACCGTCGAGGGCAACAGCGTCAAGACGTGCGCGTTCGCATTGATCCTAAGCCGCGCGTTGCCATTGGCCACCAGCGCCCACTCGTTCACCCCAGGCGAATAAAACCCGGTCGTTGCCGACGCACTGAACCCGATGGCCGGCGATGACGCCGAGCCGTCAATCAGCCGGACAGGGATCGCAAACGGCGCGCTAGACCCCAGCAAGAGCGCCGCCACGCCGTTGCTGCTGAAAGCCAGCGTATTGGCCCCGCTGCGCCACATGCCCGTGCCATTGGCGCCTGCGAACGAGTAGGCCGGCGCGGCTTCGGTACCGGCCGGCGCCTCAAGGTTCAGGCCGGTGCGCACCGCGGCGCCGACCACCGTCAGCCCGGTCCATGCGGCGTTCAGGCTCGGAAACGTGTTCTTCAGGGTGTTCTTAATCCCGCGTATGTGATCGTCGCCCTCGCGCCGGTCGTCGGTCGCCACCGGGTTGCTGATGACAAGCGCGCCAAGATACTTGTCCGTGCCCACAAGGTTTTCGAGAGCCATGTCACCGCCCCTTGATTCGCAAAGCGCCACCCGACTGCTGCGCCGCCCGGCTGTCGGCCTGCGCCTGGCCGGCCAGGCGCTGCCAATAGGAATCCGTCAGGTCAGCCGCGTCGAAGTCCTGCAAATACCGCCATTGCTCGGCAATCGCCGCGTGTAGCCATACGTCCGCATAGCTGGCCGACAGCCAGTTGGTCTGTGTGCCCGTGATGGCCTGCGGCTTGGCGAAATAGCTGCCCGCGATCGACGCATGCGCGCCAGGCGTCAGCAGCAGCTCGGCGCCGGTCAGCGAATAGACGTTCTTGGAGTGACCGGCCAGGCTCTCGGCCTGGAACTGCCGCAGCGCCCGAAACTCCAGCTCTGCGCCGTTGGTGCCGGCCACCGCCTCCAGCGTGCCGAAGTCAGCCGGCAGCAGGAAGACGCCACTGGCCGGCACCACCCCGGCCAGCGCCGCGTACGCCTCGCGCGGAAAGAACCGCCGCCCAACCGCCTGCCGCGCCAGCTCCAGCGCCGTCGGCTCGTTGTCGGTCGTCGCCTGGTCGTCCCGGTGCACGTACCCGTGCAGCGCCGCGCGCAGCTCGGTGTAGTTCATTCGATGGTTCCCCGCTTGACCCGGACCACCTTGCCCACCTTGCGCGCAGCTGCCGCGTCGTGGTCAAGCATCGGCACCGGTTCCGCCTTGGCCAGGTCGCCCGGGTCCGGATCGGCCGGCGCACCGTGCAAGACGCTGCGATTTGCCCCGACGCCCCCGGCAATGAAGCCCCGATTCCCCGCATTGGCGCAGACGCGCCCGACACTCTGCCGCGGCCGAAAAATCCCGCTCATATGGTCTCCCGCACCCGGTAGGGCATGCTTTCTGCGCTGGTCATGAACCGCTGATAGGCCCGCGTCTTGATCGTGACGTCCGTGCTGGCCAGCTCGGGATACTTGCCCCGCAGCGCCAGCCAGTCCTCGAAAGGAATCGACAGCGCCCAGCGCCCCAGGCCTTCCCGGTCGGCCATCGGCTCCGCCTTGCGCATCTCTTGCAGCGTGGCCAGGATCGCCGGCCGATTGGTCTGCTCCAGTACGTGCGTGAGCTGGTGGCGCATCGCATCGACGATCAATCGCTGGCGAAACATCGGAACCCCAAAAAAGAAGGCCGCGCCCCTTTCGGATGCGCGGCCCTTGCTCAGGTCGCTGAATGTGCGCGACTGTGCGCCAGATTCGGCCAGGCCGTCAAGCCACCACCGCCAATGCCTCATCGATGCCCCGGATGACGCCGTGCGCCTCCTCGGCCATCACCTTGAGGGTCCAATCGGCGTACATCTGCCCCTTGCGGCTAAGGCCCGTCTTGGCCAGCTCCAGCGTGGTCGGCCGGCGCATGTAACTCACCTTAGCCTTGTCCGGGTCGATCAGGAACAGCGCCGAGCTGCCGGCCACCTCCTCAGCCTGCAGCCGGTTGGCGATCATCTCCAGAATGATCCCGAAATCAGTGACGAACACATTGACGCTGCCCGTGGCCACAGCCGCGCCGCGCTTTTCCCGCACGTCGCTGGTCAGCGTCGCCACCTGCGCGCTGGTGCCAAACATGTAGGCGGAAAGCTTCCGAATCACGTTCGGCCGCCCCATCAGCGTCGAGGGGTTGCCGCCCTGCGTGTACACCGACTGGGCAACATCCCGGATGGTCTTTTCCGACAGCGCCCGCGGCGTGCCCGGCACCGCCACCGTCACCAGCCCGGTTCCCGTCTGAAACCCGCCGTTGCTGCCCGTCGCGCCGTTGTTCGTGTTGGTGGTCAGCCAGGCATCCAGGCCGCCTGACAGCCCCGTCAACGCGCCGGTATCGGCCCGGCTGGCCTGGTTGCTCAGACAGATGGCGTCAATGTCGCGCTTCAACTCCTGCTGGCGCTGCATGAGCTGGTACGCGTAGGCGTTGCCGATGTTGATGGTCGCGCCATCCTCTGCCCGCGCGGATGCACTGACCACCTTGTCAGAAATCTGGCTGTGGTTGCCCACCCGCGTCGGCAGCTTGTTGTCGTCGGTCGCCGCGTCGGCGCCGTCCAGCACGTTGTTGGTCAGGTCCGGCGCCGCCAGCTTGTCCTTGATCCACTCGGTGTATTCGTTCTTGTGGGTGTCTTCGCCCACCAGGTCAGCAAAGGGGAGCGGGATTTTGCTGATATCCCACACCTTCGCCATCACGTCTTCAGGCACCAAGCCGCCGCGCGCAGCGGCCTTCAGTGCGGTATGCGTAACCAATGCCATGGCCATCACCTCGAAAGGATGCGGCCCACCTTTGCTGCCATCTCGTCCTGAGTGGCCTGCCGGCCGGCCGCGCGTTGCCCGTTCTGGCTCGCAGTGCGCACCTGGCGCGCCGTCAACGGGTCGCCGCCTTGCTGCGTCTTGCGCGCCGCGTCTTTTCCGGATTGCACCTTGTCTAGCAGCGCGGCGTAGTCCTGCAACAGCAGCACCGCCCTGTGGTCGATCATGGCGCCAATCTCGGCCTTGCTGAACCCGTACCGTGAAGCGACGCCGGCCATCTTGTCGCGCTCCGCAGAGCAATAGGCCTGGTCCGCCCACTTGGGGCGCGCGCTCATCAGAAGTTCAGACTCGCGCCGCAATTGCTCGCGGTGCTGCAACGTCACCCGCTCCTCCAGGAGCGGCAAGGCGCCAGGGGGAACCGCGTCGAGCATCGCCCGTGAGCGGCGCTCGGTATCTACGCGGCGTAACTCCACCTCGCCGCGCGCATCGTCCACCTCGGCGCGCGATTGGTCAAGCTTCACCAGGTCCGGCAGCTTCGCCTTTAGCTCGCCCAGCGTCAGCGTATGCGGCCCAACCTGAACCGGCAGCGCGTTGAATTCGGAGCGCGTCAGCCCGAGCGCCTTGGCTGCTGCGTCGAGGCTTTCGGGCTTGCCCAGCTGGCCGGCCGGCTCGCCTTTGTCATCGTCGGCCTGGTCGCCTTCCTCGCCGTCGCCCTCATCGCCCGCACCGTGGCGATTGCCTGCGCCGCCGTCCTCGCCGCCATCAGCGTGGCCGTCCTGCTCTTGTGCGTCGTCGTCGTCCGGTTCCGGCCCGTCGCCGTCGATGAGTGCAGCAACCTGCCGGATTTGCTCGGCAGTGCCAAGCCGTGCTCGTGGTTCATTGTTTCCTGCCCCTTGATTGTTTGCCGGCTGCTGGTGCGCCGGCTGCGTGCCTGGTTGTTCGGCCATCGATCAATTCTCCTTTGCTCGCTACCTCGTTTTGCATGGCCAGCACCAGGCCGGCCACTCCCGCCAACTGCGCCGCCATGCGCTGCAACGTCGCGTTAGCGCCATGCTCGTATTCGGAGCCCTCGCGCCCGATCACGTCCAGTGCCCGCTCCAGGCACTGCCGGCGCCACCAAGGCAGCAGCGCCGCAAACTCAGCGTCTTGCGTGATCTTGGCCAGCCAGGTCACAAAGGCCCGGTCAGCGATCCCGTCGCTGGCCGTGGCCATCAGCCCGCACCTGGTCCCGCTGGCCCTGCCGCCCCGTTACCAGGGCGCTGCTGCTGCTGGCCAAGCTGCTGCGTCACCACCTGGCCAACCTCGCCGGCACCCTCGCTCGCCGCCTTGGCCGCGCTTTCGGCCTGCGCCTGGATCACGTCAATCGGGTCCGGCGAAAGCGTCAGCTTGGCCTCCTCTATCGCCGCCTTGATGAGGTGGCCGATCAGGTCGGTCAACGCGCTAACGTCCGTCTTGTACTTCTCCAGCATCATCGCCGCGCGCATCTGGTCGCCCTGCGCCTGCTGGCCGGCTTGCTGCTGCTGCTGGCGCGCCTGCGCCGCCTGCTGCCCCGTCTGGCTGGCCGGGTCGATCAGGTAACGGTCAGGCGATCGCAGCTGCTGCGCGCCGATCCAATCGCTCGCCGCGTTGAAAACCCGCGCATCGTCCACCAGGATCGAACCAGACCCCTGTAGCGCCAGCTGCTGCTGCAACACCTGGCCCAGCGCCTGCTGTTGGCGCTGGCGCTGGCTCTGGCTCTGGCCCACGTGCACCACCACCCCGCGCCGATAGCGCCACTTGCTCGGGTCCTCATCCACCCACTCGCCGGCCACCTTCGATTGAATCGGGCCACCCCAACCGGTGCGCAGCAGGTAATGAGCGATCAGGAAGGCCTGGCGAAGCGCGGTTTCGGCAAAGGTCCTGGCCATCACCGCCGCCAGCTGCTCCTTCGTGCTGTATTGCCGCTCGATCCCTTGCGCCGTCTGGTTGCTGGCAATCTGCATCGCGCTGGCCTGCATATCCAGGCTCGCGCCGCCGCGCTCGCTGCGCGCCTGGTCCATGTACTGCAGGAAGGCCGCCACGCTGGGCCCAGCGTCGATTGACGGCACTGGCATCAGCGCGTTAGGCCCCTTCACGCGAATGATGTCCTGCGTCGCATCCTTCGCGTCCGCCAGGTTGGCCAGGCTCTCATCCAGCGCCAGCCGTGGCCGGTTGACCTTGTGCAGGTTTTCCACCCAGTTGCGCAGGCCGGCTGACTTCAACTCCTGCACCTCACCGATACGGTCGAAAAGGCTGACGCCGTCCATGCGATGCGGATACAGCATCACATTGCCAACCGCGTAGCAGACCTGGCCAACCTTCTCGGGCTTCTTCACGATCACGCTGCTATCCCGGCTGAACCACACCCGATGCCGCTGCGCGCTGGCGCCGTCCTTGGTATCGGCCAGCAGCACGTAGCAGCGCCAGACCTCCACCCACTCGGTCGCCGCCTGCGCGCTGGTCTCGGCCCCGGCGCTGGCATCGTCCGCGCGCCGCCTGGCCAGCGTGTACGAATCCGGGTTGTGGCGCTTCAGGCCCTTCACCTTGGACTCATCAAAGCCTTGCGCCACCAGCGCGGCGCGCGTTGTCACCACCCGGTCGGCGCAAAAACGCAGCTTGTTCGGGTCGCGCTCCTCCAGGCTGGAAGTAACGAAGTTTTCAGGGGCAATGGCACCCATGGCCAGGCGCTTGTCAACGTCAACCCGCGTGAAACTCACCTTGTAGGTGGCGCCTGGCGCCTCCTCGCCGGTCGGCGTCTTCGCGTCCGCCGCGTCGTCGCCCTGTTCCCGGTCAATGGTCAGCTTTTCGACCCGCTGGCCCTCCATGGTCGGAGAGATCAGCTCGCCCACGGCCAGCTCGGGCACGTGTTCCCACTCCTCGGGCGTGTGTGTCTCGGTGCGATCGATCCACAGCGCCAGCGTGCCCTTGCGGCACATCAGCGCGTTCTTGATGGCCTCGGTCAGCGCCACAAAGCCGCCTTCACCGCAGCGCCCCTCCATCAGCATGGCGCGCACGATGGCGGTTTCCCTGGCCGCGGCCGGCTCATCGTCGCCGCCCATGGCCTCGAATTCAATGCCGCCCACGTCCTCGAACGCCGGCACCATCTGCGAATAGACCGCCTCCACCATGTCGGCCACGTCAAGGCTCACCGCGGCCCGGTGCGGGTCCTCGTTCGGGTCGTCGTTCTCCGGCAGCTCGCCGTCGTAATACTGCCAGGCCAGCGCCAGCCGCCCATCGTCGGCCGCCTGCGCCACCGTGATGGCCGCGTCCAGCTCAGCCGCCAGCACGTCGCTCAATTCGTCGTCTTTCAGCATGTCGCAAACTCCTTCACGCGCGCACGGCGCGCCACCTCAACCAGCCACCGCGCCAGCTCGGGCT